AAGCTGGAAGACACCTTAACACCAGCTTTGCATGGTAACACTACCCATGTTACCGTGCGGCACAGTGGTTATACTAGAACCATGCTGCATCTAGTATAACGCTACCGCCGTCAGGCGTCACCGTCGTTCATGTCGACACAGAACGTGGCGAACCCATAGCAAACATCTGTCGTGTCGCCTCGCCTGATAGAATCTCTCAATGCGGAGCGCGCCTCCCTCAGCAGTGACGCCACGTACTTTCTGCCGCGCGCCCTGATGATGACGTTCGGGACGGAAACCTTCGCCACAACCTCACACTCTCCAAACGGGCGTCCGATTGTCCAGAACGTCTGGGTAAATACCTGCCTCCGGCTCCACCGGCCACCCGGGCCGCTGTGCGAGAAATCTTTCAGGTGTGAGTCCTTCTCCATCAAAGCTTCTCTTTGATCCGTCTGGCGACCTCGAACATCGCCTCGTCTGCTGCGTCCGCCGCAAAACGTACCGCCTCACTGATCGTCTTGCCGCTGAAGAGTGCATAGTTGAACGCTGCAGAGTACACCATCTTGTACGTCTGCTCATCCAGCACGTTCGCGCCGGACAGAGCAGCAGCAGCCTCACCGAACTCAGGGATGTCTGGCATCGACAGCGCCCTGAGCTTCAGCCTCTCGATTAGCTCCTTGTGCATGTTCGCCTCAGTCACAGGCTCTGCCTCAATGCTCCACAGGTATTAGCCCACCACGCCTTCGGTGTCCCTTCGAGCCAGTATCCCCCAGAACTCATCCACCGGCAGCGCCACGGTTGCCTGTCCTGCTTGTACATCAGCATAGGCTCGTGTCCTTCGTCAGCCTGCTTCTTCGCCTGCTCCCACCACTCGTCGACGATTGCGGCGGTGACTCGGCTGGCGACCTTCACCTCGATGGAGAATCCGACGATCCCGACGAGGTCGCTGTCTCCGTCGTGCTGCCTGACACGGCGGGTCACCTTGCACCCCGTGACTTCGCTGAGGATCCTTGCCGCCTCACGCTCGCCACGTTTCCCTTTGTTACGCTGCATCAGGCCCATGTTCACGACGTCCAGTAAAGGAGATACCTGTGCATGTCATTCTCCCACCAAGCTCCCGGTGTCCCCTCTACCCAGTGGCCGTAGAGCCCACGCCACCGGCAACGCCACCGCCCCCTGTGTTGACGGTACATCAACACCGGCGATGAGTACGCATCGGCATTGCACAACGTCTCATCCCACCACTGGTCAACAAGCTCCTGCGTTACACGCCTTGCGACCCTGACACATATGTATGCACCATACGGTCCAAGAAGGATGCCATTCCTTTCTGTGTCGCGCTTCACGAACCTCTCAGTGACGCGCCTCATGACCTTTGCTGCCTCAAGCTCGAAGCGCTTTCTCTTTGATTGGCTCATTCGACCTCCACAAGCTTCCAGTTGCGCGCGACGTACCACACACCGGCCTTGATCCCGTCGCGCCCGACGATGCCGGATGCTACGCTGACAATTTCGTAGTCCCCATCCCGCTCGACAGCGAACAGGGCGCACCCTTCTTCTCCTCTGACTGCACCACCGTAACCAGTTGCCATTGCTACGCTCCGCCCACCTGTCGCCGACGCGTAACCTTGGTCTCCAACGACTAGTGCCGTGCCTCGTTCTCCAGTAGAAAAGGCAACGCCTTGGAGACCACCAGCGCTCGCATGGCCACGGCAGCCAATTGCGAAAGCCATTCCTTGGTTGCCAATCGATGATGCAGCGCCTTGGTCGCCTGTAGCGAATGCAATGCCTTTGTAACCAGTCGTAGACGCGACGCCTCGTTCTCCGGTGGAGAATGCAACGCCGCCATCGCCAGTCGCTGATGCTGCGCTTAAGTATCCAGCCGCATCAGCAACGCCTCTATCGCCAGTCTCTGATGCAATCTTTCGTCCCCAAATCGCGAATGCCACGCTTCGGGATTTAGAAACTGACTCCGACTGCGCACGACCAATCAACTTGTACTGAGCACTGGTATACGCTACAGACGCCGTCACAAGTTCGGCAACATCGATTTCTTTGGTTACCGTCATTGTGCGCGATGCTACCTCGCTATCATCAGCAGACCTAGACAGGTCGCCAGACTGCTGAACGACGGCGTAGCGCGACTTGTACGGCGGGTAGCACGAAAACACATCGAGAGGGTTCTCGAAGGCGTGGAAGCCGCTTTCACGCACCTTGACGGGACCGTCGTGCGTGTACGTCTTGCCGACCTCGAACTGCACGCCACGACATTTCAGGTCTAGGTCGAACCCTTTGTAACTGGTAATCACGCCTTTCACTTCGTCTCCTGCTCGGTTACATTCAGCGCCGCCGCCCACCACCTACGCATGGCGAACACCGTTACCGACGCTTCCGGGACTAGCCAGCGCGTGCCAGAGCGTCGCGCGCGCAGTCCGCGACCTTCTTCGCGTACTCTTCCCCGATCTGCGCCGAGATCACCCGCAGCGTCGAATACCGACCGGTCTCGTCCTGCCGCATCAGCAGCGCGACCGCGCAGCACAGCCGCTCCAGAGGATAGCGGCGCGTCCCGGTCGGCACCTTTCTCCCGCGCTTGTCCGTAGTCACGTCGATACACGATTTGTCGCACTCCATGGCAACCAACCAACTCAAAATGTCGGCACCGAACGCATATATGCCGACAGTTTGAGTTGCCTTAGTTGGTGCGGCGGGCAGGACTCGACACCTGCTCCCACGTCTGGCCAGTCGAGGTCCAGTGTTGGCGACCCGATAATTCGAGCCATACCTCATGATCGTGGCGTTCCCTCCACTACTCCCTCCGGGCGCGTCCCTCCGCGCTGCCGCCGCGTGTTCAGTTCACAATGTAGCTCTCACCGCCCCTCCGCGATGGCTCTATCAACTACCGCAGAGATTGTGCTGTCAGCGATGCTGAATACCTTCAGTCTGACCACGGCGTCATAAGACGGCGGGCCAGTAAAGCCAACGCTGGCGTTACGCTCAAGATGGCGCCACCGTTGCGCGTCCTTACTCAGCGCGCTAACTTCTTCGCGGAGGCGGTCGATCTCGTCGCGCGCAACATTGAGTTCGTCCTTCAGCTTCTTCAGCTCCTCCTGCATCATCTCACCGCACGAGATTGCGACCCGACGCGCTTCAATCCAGTGCTTCACGTCGGCCTTCAGGCGCACGATCTCCTTCGCGGCCTCGTCGCACAGTTCGCTGGCGCCGCGCATGATTTTCGGGAAGACTCCAGACCTGTACAAGAACACCGCGCCACGCGGGACGGCATCAAGCCTCTCAAGCAACTCAGACTGGTTCATGCCGCCACCTCACAGCAACCACACCACGAAGAAGAACGCAGCCACCAGAGCGATCACGACGATGGCGTCCGCAACTTCCGGCGGCGGAAGGTGACGCGCAGCCCTAACGATCCAGCGATTCTCTTCATCCATGTGACATTACTCCACGGAAATAGACCCGTCAATACGTGAAAGCACCGACATCAGTCCACCATCTGCCAGCGCACGCAACGTCTCGACGGCTTGGTTGTGCTCGTTGTGCAGGCGCAGCGTTTCCTCCGATTCTGCGCCAATTGTTGTGTGGAACATCAGCTTTCTGCTCTGCGAACTCAGGATTCGCTTTACCATCTTGATGGCTTCAGGCAGTGTAAACAGGTTGTTTACAGCGGCGTCGTTGAACGCCTCCGTTGCCTCCATCAGTTCGTCGCAACACCGGTCAGCCTTCATCCTGTCGATTGTCGACGAGATGCTTCGCCTCCGCGATGGCATACTGAATCCTCCTGTGTATCGGTGCCGTCGACCTGTTGATCTCGACCGACAGCGAAACATCCTCCAGAAGCGCCACAAGGACGCCGATCTGCCTACGAAGCTCGCTACAGGTTGGACACGTCGAGCGACATTGCAGCTTCGACTGCCGCTTTGTATAACTTGAGCTTTTCACCGACGACCTCCATCAGCCAAGGCGGGACGTCTTCGTGCTCTCCATCCTCGATGGCGCGCACGACTTTGGTCCCAACGTCGCTGAACATCGAAAGCATGGCATTCCAGCGCGGCTTATCCTCCCCATACACAGACGGGAAGTAGGCCTCAAGCCGGAAGTCTCCATCCCTCGACTCGGACAGGCTGTAAACCGCGACGCCATATTTGCCGTCACTTTCGGTTGCCTCCTTGCCAGCTTCGTCGATTGCCTTCTCCTTGTCGGAGGTGGCGCACACTAGGTACTGGTGTACGTTCGTCCACCCCCACATGTAAGCGACAACCACATAGGTCACTTTTTCTTCTCCTTCTTGACGGCCTTCCCGAGCAGGCCTAGTTTCTGCATGGTGCCGTACACGTACGCGTTGGCCCGGTCGCCAGTCAGGCCCTTCTTCTTGGCCTCACGCTTCAGTTTCATCTCCACTTCTTTCGGCATAGCTACCTCCTTCAGTCAAGTCGTTCGCGGAACTCGCGGCGCAGAGCGTCGCGGAGAAGGAACAGCATCCACTGCGCGTGCAGCCTCGACGGGTGTCTCCTACAGGCGCAAAACAGAACGAAGCGCCAGAACGCGATCCGCAAGATCAGGTAGGTTGCGTACAGTGGGTTGAACATGGCCATATTGCTCATCTGACACGTCATGTCAAGTGTGCAGGCGCCCATCAGACATCTCCTTGTGGGTATAGAACTCGGACAGGTTCTTGGTGATGCCGCAGATACTGCACTTCTTCATATTCCCTCCGTTCCATGGTCGAATGTCCGATTCGACCATCATCTCAGAACGGAGGACAATTAAAAGGGAGATCGTCGTCCATCTCAGCGATGCCGCCAGACGTGTCCACCGGCGATGCAGATGTTTTTTGCTCGACATCTTCACGCTTCGCTGTGCGCCCGATAAGCTGGATGCGCTCCGCAACGATCTCGGTTACGTCGCGCTCGTTGCCGCTCTTGTCTGTCCACTTGCGCGTACGAAGGCGACCCTCGATGTAGATGAGGTCGCCCTTCTTGGCATACTTTCCGACCACATCTGCGAGGCGGTCCCAAGCGACGACACGGTGCCACTCTGTATCTTCGTCGACCTTCGACTTCCTGAACGTCGTGGCCACGTTGAATGAAGCCACAGACGTCTCTGCCGAGAGGTGCTTCACCTCAGGATCTTTACCGATGCGGCCAAGTATGATGGCCCTATTCACGCTCGACATTACCACTCCTTTCGATGACAACACGCTTCTCCCACCGTCCACCGGTCGAGAACCGTTTCATGAACTCTTCGAACGACTCCCACGGCGGCAGAAGCTCCTTGATCGCTGCGTCCTTGTCCACTTGGTTGTTTTTCCAGTAGCGCCGTACAGTGACGCCTCCGCCGGTTGCACTTGTATCTCCGGCAAGCTCCTTCAGCTTCTGCTTGATTTGGTCCGCCTGAGCAGAAAGCTCCGCGATCTTGGCGTTCGTCTCAATCAGCGACGTCGCCAGCGACAGCCACAGGCTGTCGTCCCTAGTCACGCAGTCGGTCGGGCGGACTTTCTTGTTGACGTACTTCTCGAAGAATTCGTCCCACGCGCGCCGGATGTTGTCCCACCGCTTCTGGTCGGGCTTATACTCGATGAAAAGGCCACCACCCGGCGTCCACACGTAGAGGCCGACCCTGTCGGATCCGAACACCCTGTACTGGTGCTCAAGCTGTTCGGCGTACTGAGGCTCGATCTCGCCATTGAGCGCCTCCTTCCACGTCGACGACGCTGTGCCGCTGTATGGGCACTTGATGTCGACGATCCAGTTTTTCGAGTAGAAGTCCAGCGACGCCATATAGTCGCCACGGTACCCGACGATTGGATCGCCTGTTTCATTCAACACAAGCTCAAGCTCCGCGCGCGCCTTCGGCTCCATCTCCTTGCCGTACCTCATAGCGGCGTTCTCGCCGACCCCAACGCCGCTGACGAAGTAGTCGTACGCGTCGGTGATGGATCCGAAGCGGCTTGAGCCGGTGACCATCGGGGTCATCGATGCTGGCCTCTTCGTCCGCCTAAGCGTGTGCCACTCTTGCGACCCCTGCTCTACGTTCACGATCACTAGGTCGCTCACGCCACCCTCCACACCCTGATAATCTCGCCCATTTTGCGGATCGTGACGTTTATCCCGATGCGCTTGGCAACAGGGTAGATGCTCGCTTTCATCCTCGCCGGGACGTCGATGTACGTCCCGACCGTCATGTTACGCATCGCGTTGGCCAACCCGGGTACCCTCGTCCGCTTCTGCGGCGGGTTCGGGTCGCGCTTGATCTCGAAGATGATTTCCTCACTCATGGCTACTGCACCTTTGCCCGTGGAGTGTGCCCGATCTCTCTCGCCTTGTCGGCTAGCTTCTGCCGCATACGTGCCCACAGTTCGCGGTCACCAGCGTCCTTGCATGCGGAGAAGACGTACGACTTTGCCGACTCCCACTCGTCGCCAGTCGTGACGCCTTCGATGGTGTCCGACAGTGCGGACTCATCAACCTGCTTCGGAGACGCGACGACCGCTGGCGTGTGCGCGTCAGCGTCGTTGTCGCCCTCAGTCGGGATTGCGAACGTCTGGATAGCGAAGTACTTGTACGCCGCAGACATGGCTTTGTTTGTCGCCTTGTCGGCGGAGTCCATCGCCTCCCCGATAAACGGGCCAGCGACTATCTCGCTGCCGTCCTCGTGGATGATACGGTACTTCCCTTCCACTACGACGGAGAAGATGACGCCGCCATTCTTGGCAGCCTTCTCCGTGATTACACGGTTAGAGTACGACGGCACGACGACCACCTTGTACTTCGCATACAGAGACGACAGCGCATTCAGCACGTCGTCGATGCCACGGAACATGTACCCCTGCTGCGCGTTCCTGCGTTGCTTGGAGATGCCTTCCGCAGCGAGTTCACCGATGATCGCAGCTACCGCTTTGATGACACCTGACATCTTGCCCCCTTCGTTTTAGAACCCATCCGCCACAGAGCGGTGGCGGCACAAGACTACTACGTGTTGGACGGAGAATAGCACGCCCGTTGACAGGTGACAATAGATTTCGTGTCTGTTGCGTAAATACAACTACCGCATTCTTGGTATTGACAGCGAGAATTTTGTGGTATGCTTCACTCCACGTGGTCGGTGGGGTTCCCCCTAGCCGCCCCGGCTACGCAACGTAGCAACCGACCACGCCTTCACACTCTGGGGAAAGTGTGTGGCGCACTCCGCGCGTCAGAAGTGGGCCTGCATGGGCCGCTCGGAGCAGAACACCGACTCAGCGCTACGGTCGTTAAACAATTCGCAGCGGGGTGCAACTCCCATACGACTGCGGGCTAGGCTGTATACCGTGCTGGCCGGGGAGCGTACGAGCGTTGCGTGCGCCGATACACGGTTCTACAAAGGCGATCCCCTCTCCTACTCTCAACTTTCCGTTGGGGGGTAGGGGGGGCTGTCCTGCGATCCCCGTTATGGGGACAACGTAGCCACATGGGAGGGCGCAACCGCGCCCGGTTAGGGAGATTTTCATGTTATCTGATGCTACAAGGTCTGTTGAGGCTGAACAGGCACTACTTGGTTCTTTGATGCTTGATGGTGAATGTATCGACAGGGTAGAAGATGTTTCTGTTGAACACTTCTCCGTTGGTATCCACCGTCAGATTTACTCTGCCATCATCTGGCTTTACGAGAACTCCAAACCAACAGACATCGTGTCAGTCTTCGAAAGACTCAGGGAGACTGGTCACGATGTCGAGATGCAGTACCTGAACGACCTTGTTTCGTCTACACCCAGTTCTGCTGGTGTTGCCCGGTATGCAGAGGTCGTCAGGTCGAAGGCTCTTGAACGTGGTCTCGTAGCAGCAGGTTCAAGGATCATCGAGGTTGCGACGTCTGCCCTACCTACCGACGAGAAGCTCGACACTGCACAGTCCGAGATCGAGTCGGTTACGAGCAGGAGGGCTCGCCGTGTTGCTAGGCACATCGGCGACATCGCAACCGAGTCGGTCAAGACTGTCTCCGGCAGGTCTGAAGGGCGCGAGTCAGTCATCCGTACCGGAATCGCATCAGTAGACCGCGCCCTCTGTGGTGGCCTCCGTCGAGGAAACCTTGTCATCGTTGCTGCCAGACCTTCGGTCGGCAAGACCGCGTTCGCCCAGACCATCGGGATGTACGCTGCACGCGAACACTCGGTCATGATGCTTTCGATGGAGATGAGTTGCCGAGAGGTCGGCGACAGGGCGCTGGCCCAGATCGGCAGCATCCCGCTTGACTGGATCATGTCGCCAGACCAGAACGACGAGTACTGGTCGCGCCTTGTGGACGCGTCAGCCTTCTGCGGGCAACTGAAGTTCTACGTCGACGACCAGAGCGGACTGTCGATCTTCGACGTCAAGACGAAGGCGAGGGCGCACAAGAGGAGAGCAGGGCTCGATCTTCTGATCGTGGACTACCTCCAACTGATGGTCGGCAACCGCGAGAACAGGAACGCAGAGATCGAGGAGATCAGCCGAGGGTTGAAGGCGATTGCGAAGGAGCTTGACGTTGCGGTCGTAGCACTGTCGCAACTTAGCCGCAGGTGCGAAGAACGTAACAACAAGAGGCCGACACTCTCCGACCTCCGTGACTCTGGAGCCATCGAGCAGGATGCAGACATCGTGATGATGCTGTACGCTGAGGAGCGGTATAACGACGACCCGGAGTGGAAAGGAATCAGGGAGCTTCTCATCGAGAAGAACCGTCAAGGCGGGTTGTGCTCAATACCTCTCATGTACATTGGAAACCTGACGAAGTTCGCGCAACTTCAAGGCGAACTTCCGAAGCGTCGTAGCAGGAGGGACGATGAATACTTCTGACGAAGAGTACAGGCACCAGTGTGAGGTGCGCTTCTTTCTGAAGATGAAGGCTTCAGGGCAGATGAGGCGGGCACTAGCACTCATCGGCAGGGTGCTCGTAACGCGCGGACAGGAAGCCGCCGACAGGATCAGGCGTGACGCGAACGAGCAGTGGGAAAAAGGCAACAGAGGCGAAGATGGGTGTTGGCTTTGACTACGTTCTGGTATTCTTGGCCAGCTTCGTGTTCGTTATGGTGAAGGCGTTTCAGCAACTGAACGTGCAGCACGACAAGTTCGCTTGGGTCGTACCTACATCTATGTCGATGGCCGTGTGCGAGGTCTTCGTGATAGCAAACGTCGCACACAACGGTTGGGGCTGGATCGTTATCCCTACAGGCCTTGGTAGCGGTCTAGGGTGCATAGTTGCAATGGTGATCCACAGGAGGCTTCGTGGTTAAGCGAACGTACGTCGAGGTTCCGGTCGGGTTATCCGTCGTTGGTTGCGCGCCGAATAGCCCGTTGGTCGTAGGCATTACTGGCACAGCAGGATCAGGAAAGACTACTGCTGCACGCATCATGTGCGACAGGTACGACTTCTCAAGAGTCAGGGTCGCAGAACCGATCAAGAGGATGGCGCGCGCACTCGGGCTTACGCACGATCAGGTTGACGGTCCTCTGAAGGACATTCCTCTCGACGAACTGTGCGGCAAGACTCCACGGTACGTGATGCAGACACTCGGTACCGAGTGGGGCCGCAGGATGGTAGGGGAGGACATCTGGGTCAGGGTAGCCGAGAAGGAGATCAGGAGGCTGGTGTCGAACGGAGTCTCGGTCGTTGTCGACGACGTCAGGTTCCCTGATGAGGCTGCGATGATCAAGAAGCTCGGTGGCTCGATGGTGCGTATCGAGAACCCAGTTGTCACACAATCAACCGCGCACGAGAGTGAGCGGCACATTTTCAACATCGAGGTCGACTACATCATAGTAAACGGCGGATCTATTGCCGACCTCGGTCTCAGTGTCGAGGGCGTCGTGTCCTCGCTATTCACAATGGGGGTGCCATGATCCTGAAAGAGGGAGTTGCTGAGGTCGGTTCTGTCGACAACCCGAAGGAATCTGTCCTTCGAACTCTACGCAACGGCCTCGAGTTCGCCGAGAAGTGCGAAGCTCCGGTTGCGTTCGTCATCGTTGCTGAGAGTGCCGGAAACGAGAACGCGAACCTGTCGTTCATCGGGACCACGATGTCACCGGAGCAGATGTACTTTGCCCTTCCGGGCGCTGTAAAGGTCGTCATGGAGACAATCGTCGACAGCGAGGTGAAAGGTGGGGAGGCGAAGAACTGAGGTTGAGTTCGGCCTATACGTCCACAAGTCTGGCAGGCCTAGGTACATCGTCGACATCAGGCCTCCATTCGTCCTGTACTCGAAGGGTGGCGACAGAATGTACGCGTGCAGGCTGAAGACGTTCAAGCGGTGGATGAGGGGCTCAAGCCATGTCAAGCTCGACTCTGTACCGGAATTTTGTCTTGAGGGATGACGCTGTATGGGGGCGAGCGAAGGCGTTCATCGAAGCGAACAGGAAATCAGTCCTGCTTTCTGTAACGGTATCTGAGGCGTCGAAGCCTAGGACGCGCGACCAGAACGACTACGCCAGAGCACTCGTCCGCGAGGTTGCGTCGAACGCGTGGGTTGGAGGTAGGCAGTTTTCTGCTGACGCTTGGTGGGAGTTCTTCGCCCGAGAGTTTGGCCCGTGCGACGAGGTCGAGCTTCCAAACGGAGAGGTAGTGAAGCGTAGGCGGTCGACAACCGAGATGTCGGCTAAGGCGTTCTCGGAATTCATCGATGCGATCCGCGAGTACGCGGCAGATACGCTTGGTCTGGAGTTAACGATATGAGGTACCCGTCACTGAAGTTTGCTGCTGAGGACGAAAGCTGCATCTCGTGTGGAGCGCGCGATGGAACGGTCGTTCTTGCACACAGGAACGAGGGGAAGGGCATGGGGATCAAGGCACCAGACTATTGGGCCCTTGACCTGTGTGCATCGTGCCACCGTGAGTACGACCAAGGGTCGAAGATGTCGCGCGAGGAGAAGAGGGCTTGGTTCAATGCGCTCTACCCGAAGCAGGTTGAGCGTTGGGTAAAGAAGGGTCTGATGGTGATCGCGTAGGTGGGCTTGTGCGTTGCCTGAAGTGCGACAGCGAAACTTCGGTAGTCGACTCTCGTGACATCGTCGGTGGCCGCAGGCGCAGGAGGGAGTGCAAGCTGTGCGGGTACAGGTTCACGACGGTCGAGGTCGCGTCAGCGTCGCTTGAGACGTCGGCGGTCAGCAGGATCAAGCGGTGGAGGGAGAACGCGAACGCGACCCTAGAGGAGCTTGATGCTATCCTAGAGGAGGAGTCTGGTTTCAGGTGGGGCGTTGGTGATGGATAGGATAAAGGACGCCGACGACGCGCAGAAATACCTAGCCATCGCCTACAACGACCCTCTGGCGCAAGTCGACTCGGTCGCGAGGGTATGGGGGGCGCACCAGATCGGGTACCGTGGTGTCAAGTGGTACCCTGACGCAGACTCTACATGCAGGGACGCGTCGTCAAGCGTCCAGTGGGAGACTCCCGACGAGATCCACGACCGCAGGGAGCGGGAGCATTGGGTAGACGCTTTCGACGGTGCGATAGAAGACCTGCGTGACGACCTTGAGAAGGCGGTCCTGTGGGCCGTGTACGCGAACGAAGTAGGTTCGCCTGTATGGAAGCGCGGGCCATTCAGCAAGATGCCGCGCGAAAAAGTGAAGGCGCTCCTTAGGAGCGCCCTCCGAAACATCTCGCCGCCACTAAGGCGGCGTGGTGTGGACGTCTAGAGGCGGGTCGGGAACACGGGGACGACGCCCTCCTTGACGTACACTCCGATTGCATCTGGCGCGATGCGCCCGTAGTACCGACCTCCGCCGTTCGATACGAGTGCCGCCTCGACGTCGTCGTTCGTCGAGATCACGCCGACAAGGCTGAACCCCTCTGGCTTGTCGACGTACGGGATAGCCTTCACAAGCGACTTCACGACACGGGCACTCGACAGGTCGTCCTGCCAGACGGGCATCGGCGACCTGTTCTTGGCGGCGTAGATTGCCGAAGCTTTCCGGTTACTATCGGTGATGGTTTCGATGTCACGCATTGCTTCTCCTTTCATTCAGCCGGTTGGTTTGGTTTCATGCTGCCGACGCGATACGGTACTGCATCGACCGAACTTCGCGCGACTCGGCAGCGTACACGTCCTCGAGGATCTCGCGCTGGTACTCGATCCAGTCGTCATCCTCGGTACGCATCTCGCACGCGCCACCGAGAGGGCGGTGCGGGAACCTGTAAGCAGGACACCTGCAGACGCGTTTCATGGTGACCTCCTAGTGGATGGAGTACACGGTCTTGACCTTCTTGGCGTAGCCGCCGACGTCACCGAGGATTCGCCTGATCGACTCGGCGGTCACTGGGATGTCCATCTCCTGAACCGAGACGTAATCCTCCCCAATACTCTTGGCGACCTCGATTGCCTCGGACTTTCGCAGTTTGCAGTCGACGTCCTTTCCAAGGTGACTGACAACGTAGAACTTCATTACTAGTCTCCCTTCTGAATGGGGCCGGGTTTCCCCGGCCCGTTGGTTCAGGAAACCGCCTCAACAAGAGCATCGGCGGCGCGCGACTTGATCTCGTCACCCCTGCCGAACCATGCGGAGTCGAGGCGCGTATCGTTCCGACCCATGACGTGGTCGACGTACCAAGTGACGGAGTTAAGCAGACCCCACGCGGTGCCTTTCGCCTCAGGCAACGTGGCCATCGGCTCATCACCGTCGAAGAGGGCGAGGATCTTCTTGAACGACCGCGTCTCCTCGATGGGCTTGTTGTTCGGGTGCGGCAGAATCTTGGCGAGGAAGTCCTTGGCGAACGACCGGTCAACCTTGGACTCTGCAAGCAGGCGCGCGTTGATTAGGAACCGATCCCACGCGTCGTGCACGATGCCGAGCTTGCGGCGCACCTCGTCGATATCTAGGTGCTCGTAGTGGTTGACCTTGACGCAGTCGACGACTGCGCCGCCAGTTTTCGACGCCTCCGACACCGCCATGCGGAGCGTGTTGTTGCACACGACCCGCACAGAAGTGAACCTGAACGTCGACGCCATCGTGCCGTCGTACGACGTGGCGGCGAGGATATACGGGCGCACGATATCATGCCCGATAACTGGCGCTCCATCGTTAACTCGGGCGAGCGCCCAAATCTTGCGGCCACCGAGCATGGCCCCGGCGACCTCCATGCGGAACCCGGCGCGGTGGACCATGTCCCGCATGAACTGCAGAATCTGGTGGGGCTGGACGACCTTGTAGTCGTCCGAAACGATGGAGAGGAAGCCGCCAGTGTCGCTCCGGTAGAGCGCCACCCGGTTCGGTACGACCCTCATGTTGCCGCCGCTTACAGGCCCGTAAGCGACCTCAGAACTGAGCGCCGACCAAGCGAGTCCGGCCTTGTCGCGCCAGACTTCGATTGGCGAATCGGAATCAATCTGCGCCCCGAACCGGTGCCACGGTGCGGCACCGGCGAATGCGATGGCCGGTCGGCCAGCAGTGAAGTCCAGATCGTGTGACACTGTTCCCCCCTTTTTAGGCGACCTGCGACAACCGCAGGCCCATGCAGTTGACCAAGAAATACTGCGGGTTGAAGTCTCCCCACTCGGCAGCCTTCGGCCCGAGCAGGGCCCCCTTCTTCGCGACGTTGTCGTACACCGCGAAGCAGTCTTGGGAAAACCGTTCGCACAACGCCGCCGCCTCCTCTGGCGACGGTTCACGGCTGATCTCGCAGATGAGAGTCGGCTCCGTGTCCGACTCTGCGAAGCAGATGCCAGCCGGGTGAAGTCCCATATTGGTCATCGTCTCGATGACTTCGTGCGGGTAGACGTCGCCACCCTTGTTGGTGACGAGCCCAAAATTGATCTTGATCATCCTAGCCCTCCAGCTTCACGGTAACGTACAGCGGCTCGAATGCGAATTCTTGTTCTGCAGCGCGAGCCGCAGCCACTGCAGAATGAGACCACTTGACCGTCTCATACTCGGTCACGCCGTTCGAGACGGTGACGCGAAACTTTTTTTTCGGCTTGGGTGGCGAAACCCAAGCCTTGAGAATCTCGTCGAAGACATATTCGCACTGTTTCATTTTCTCAACCATCAAGTTGCTGACCATCATGGCAGGTAGCGTGACTCTCGTACATCCCGCGTTCACGCTATCACGCGGTCCACCAGTCGACGCCGCAAGCTTTTGAATTAACCGCCATTCGGCGGATGCGGTCACGCTCCTTGAACGGGAGCGTGGCCAGAAGCCTGTAGTTGCTGGCCACCCGGACCGCCGGGACGCGGCCCGTCCAGCTTTGGGCGTATACGTCCCACACGTTCACCTCGCTGGTCCGTGGAAAAAATTTGGTTTTGGTGGTCATGGCTCGTCTCCTTTCTGATGGCTACTCGATTGTTTGCCACCCGGCAGTCCGACGCCGCCGCCCGGGCGTGTTGTTCCAGCGATCCTGCCGTTTGGCAGGACAATCACTGCGAATGCTGCGAAGACTTCCATGCTTTCATCCTCACCCCTGAGTCACCGAGGCGCGGTTGACAGCACCGCGCTGTTGATGGGCGCACTATGCACAAGTCAGATGTCAGTTGTCAACCACTCACATTCGTTTGTTGCACAAAAGCGACACCAAAACGCGGTATTGCGAACTTTCCGTTTCTGTGGTAGTCTGAATCCCGGGGCGAAGTGCGCCCTCACGATTCGTAGCGGCCCGGTGTTCGGGCCGTTTGTTTTTCTGGTCCGCTAGGTCGGAGACAACAACGTGCAAGACGTTCTGGATGCGGTCCTGATTATCGAAGCTGTAATCCTTGGGTTGTTCGTTCTGTTGCTCGCGGGCTGCCATATCTGGGCATGGGTCGGCTGGAAGTTGAGCCAGCGTCATACGTTTTGCGACATCGACCCACGCTGCCACGTTGCATTTGCGTGGGACAAAGACGGTAACGGATGGATTAGTAACCATCTTGTACTGCCTGCGGCCACGCCGCACAAAGAACCGTCGAACCCGTTCGCCAGACTGCAGACGGTCGGACGCCCCACGTCACGGGGCCCTATCGCGGGGTAGCTCAGTGGTAAGAGCGGACGGCTCATAACCGTCAGGCCGTGGGTTCGAATCCCACCCCCGCAACCAACCGATAGGATGAAGCTATGGCGAATGAAACTCTGATTGCAATTCTGCTGGTTGCTGTTGTCGCGGCGATGATGGTTTGGTCGTTCTTATCTGACGGGGGCGACGATGAGTAGCAGGAGCATATACGACCTGTTGCCTAACGTCGCAGATGCGGCGCAGCTGTGGCTAGACGACTGTGCTGCTAACAAGCTCGACGTCATCATCACATGCACATACAGGTCGCCAGAGGAGCAGGACGAGTTGTTCGCCATCGGCAGGACGAAACCCGGTCGGATCGTCACGAACGCGCGCGGTTGGGAAAGCTGGCACCAGTACCGCCGAGCCATCGACTTTGTGCCTGTGCGCGCAGGGAAACCTGTGTGGGGTACGCTTGGTGACGACTGGGCGCTGTGGGAAGCGATTGGCCAACTTGCTGAGGCGCGCGGTTTTGAATGGGCGGCACGGTGGCGCGAAATGAGGGAGTACGCCCACATTCAGATCACCGGCGGGCTCACGATTGCAGAGGCGCGCGATCAGGTTTTCGGAAGGTGCGGATAGAGGAGATGGGACAAATGAATGAACCAAGCGGCGGCATCGACCCCGGTCTGACGGCGAAGGGAGTCGCAATCGCCGCCTCTGCGGTCGGTGCGGCGGTGATGGCGGCGACGAAGCCGCCTGAGAGTCGGATGCAACTCCTTCGGTACGGGATCGTTTCAATCGGTTCTGGGTTCCTGTTTGCCGAACTTGTTGCAGAGGTTGCTTCGCACTACCTCGGTATCCCGGCCACCAAGCTTGTGCTGCCTGCAGGTGGACTTGTTGGCGCAGTAGCTTGGGGAGTGTGGGGCTACGCGCGCCACATTCTTGATCAAGTGTCGTCGTCGGACGAAGGTTTGATCCCCGCGATCAAGAAGGCGATCTTCGGATGATTCCGTTTCTGCCTTCGTTCGGCATTACGGCATGGATGAGAATCCTGACGTACGCCGCAGTTGCGTTGTCGATTTTCATTGCCGGCAGGGCGTTCGGTATCTGGCAAGAGCGGAACGCGTGGCTCGCGCGCGAAAAGATCAGGATCGAAGCGGAAGCTGAGGCGAAAAGAACAGAAGCGATCCTGTACGCGAGGAACTCTGAAGCCGTTGCGGAGTTGGCAAAGTCGGCAGCGGTCGAGACGGAGAAAATCAAAGTTGTTACTTCGGTTATCAGGGAAAGGGTCGAAGTCTATGTACCGAGCGATACTCCTGACTTGCCTGCTGGTTGGCGCGTGCTGCACGACGCCGCAGCCACTGGTCGTGAACCAGATCCCTCCGCCGCCGCAGGATCTGATGCGGCCACCGTCCCAGTTAAAGACGCTGCCGAAACAGTCGCCGAAAACTACGGATCCTGCCGAGAAGACCAAGAGCGGCTGAGGCTGCTGCAGCAGTACGTGAGGGACGTAGTCCTAGGCGGAAAAGATGTTGGTCAACCCACAAACGACTAGGTACTACGCTGAGGCGATCAAGAGCGCTGCTACCAAAAATGGATCGCCCGTCTATGTTTACTCGTGCGGCGGAGCAAAGTTTCACTGCTCACCAAAAGAAGTTGTTTCGCTTGCGCCGTTTCTGATCGGAGTCTACGACGCAGATGTTCCAGTCAGTTGGATTGAAGTTGATCTGTATGACTTCGTCTCAGGAAGCTACTACCGGCGTGATGACCGCAGATCAGGTGGAGGCGGTGGTTGGGCTCGCATTGCGGAACTGTTGCAAGTGTGATGAGTGCATGGACAACCTGATCGACGACCTGAACGACACTATCGGGGGGTGGCGGTTTGAAATGTTGTACGGCGGCATCATCAAGTTCACGAACATCACGCAATGAGTTATGAAGAGTACCTTGATGCCGTCGGTTGTATCTGGCTTACTCTCGTGTTCGTTTCGCTGCTGCTTGTGTTCTCATGATCCGCCTGCTCCTTGCCGCTGCGTTCCTGTTGCCGCTATCGGCTGCAGCGTCGGAGGTGGTGCTGCACCTTGGCAGCAGGCACGGTGACCGGATCAGGGGCGACGGTGAGCCGTACGTCGAGAAAAATCCGGGCGTAGGCGTCAAACTCGGCAACGCGCAGTTCGGTATCTACCGCAACTCGTGGGGCAAGGGCAGCACGTACGCGCTGGTTGACCTTGAGCCGGTCAGGTTTGGGCCCGCAAGCGTCGGCGTCTTCGTCGGCGCAGCGACCGGGTATCCCGATAGGGCGATCATGCCTGCTGCGGGGGTCGTGTGCCGGTTCAGGGTCGGTGGCGCGTCGGTGACGTTGAGGGCGCTGCCGCCGTTAGGTGGATCGTCAGGAGTCGCTGCTGTCGAGGTCGGTTGGAGATTCAGATGAAACTGATCCAGCAGGTCGGCGCGCTTGTTGTGTTTCTGGTCTCGACGTTCGCGGTCCTTGCCTACTCCGACGAGATCACGGTCGAGTTTGAAAAAGGAACTGCCGTCGTAAACCTGCGGACACTACGGGTTGTGCCTCTGCCTGACGGTGATACAGCATATGGCGCTAATGCCGTGCTGTTGTGGAAGGACGGCCGGAAGCTCGCCGTCACGGTCTACATCACTGGGCGCGCAGGTTGTGGGCGCAAGCCGCACATCCTGTACCTCACCGAGTATGGCAATGACGAGGTGGCGGTTGCAGTCGTAGCGCAACCCGGCAGTCCAGACGAGCGGGTTGCCGAAGCGATCTGCGGTGCGGTTGGTAAGGCGAAGGAGACGGCGGATCAGAACAGGGCCGTCTAGGCGAAAAAAAGCCCGCCGGTTGGCGGGCTGTTGGTGGTGGAGTAGGCCTACCGGTTGCGGTAGTCGTAGGCCTTGGCTGCTAACGCTGCATTGATCGCCTTTTTCCATTCGGAGGGGGTTATCCCCCAACTACTGCACTCGTACTGGTTGTGCGGGTGTTGGATCGCTCGCACCATTTCGCTGACTGTTCTGTTCTTGTAGCAGTAGTCCGAGAACCGTTCCCATTGCTTGATTGGAAACGGCTTCGGGGCAATTCCGATGTTGACGATCTCGGAATACTCTTCTTTGGTGATGGTTTTCATACCCTAGCCTACAGCCCCTGACTCCCCGGGGCGCGGGCGGCAGAACATCTGCCAGTGGTGAGCAATGTAGCGCGGTGCAGCAGAAAAGTCAAGACATATGACAGCGTGACATGTAACAACGGAGGGTGGCGTGATCGAGGTCATCATCGCGGCGGCGACGGCAACGGCGGTTCCAGAAAAGTGGCCATTGTGGCCTGAATTCTGGTCAAGGTATGAGGCGCACGCTGCGGTGTATCAGGCGGAGAAGAGGAAGAAAGATGCTGCCAAGCGGATGGAGGATCAACGTCGAGGAGACGGTGGCCGGGGAAATAAGGCTACTGATCGAGTCACCAAGTAGCGGCGGAGCGGTATTTACGGTTCCCGCATGTTCTGCAAGGGGTGAAATTCTCCGCAAGTTGGCGGCGGAAATTAGGAAAGAGGATGGCGCAACAGAAACCGAAACACCGGCCCGGCCGTAGACCAATCGACTGGGATCCGATTGAAGTCGAGTACCGGATGGGGCGGCTCACGTTGGCCGCTCTGGAGGCGAAATATGGTGTCTCGGCCACGAACATCAGTCGCCACATGCGCAAGAACGGGATCGTGCGCGACCTGACGGACTCGGTAAGGCTCGCGACGCGGGCGAAGATCATCGAACGCGAGTACAACAGGCGGCTGGAGAGTGCAACAGGGTTCGCGAAGAACGCGGTCGAGGCGGCGGCGGAAGTCGTGGCGGACGTGGTCGAGCGTCACAAGTCTTCGATGCTGCAACTGCGGGAAATTTGGACGACGCTTGTCAGCGAGTTGATGAGTCTGTCGGTCGCGAAGCGGAAAGGGCTCACGAAGGAGCGGTTGATCCAGATCGGGGCGGACGCTGGACTCGACGAAGAGGAAGTACGCGCAGCAGTCGAGGCGGCGACGATGCAGTCGAGGATCGGTGCGGTGGACAAGCTCGCGAACGTGCTTGCGAAACTCGTACCACTGGAAAGAAAGACGTACGGGTTGGACGAAGACGGCGCAGAAAACGAGTGGGAGACGAAATGGAGATTGCTCGCCGAACAGTACGACGCGGAGTTGACGCAATCCACGCAGGGATCGCAAGGGTGAACCTTGCGAACGACCTGTTCGACGCTCCGCTGAAACGTCGTAGTCACTTGCCAGACGCGGTTGCAGTCGCGGTCGCAGCGTTCTTGGCCGTGATGCTTTGGTGGGCGTTGTGCATCTGACGTGCCTTGCTCTTGTTGTCGTGCTACATGCGGCGGTGATCTTGGCGTTGCTTTGGAACCCTGTTGAGACCGTGCAGCAGAAGAAGAGGGTGCAACAGGTCGCAATCATCGATGGAACCGACCTGAAGTTCGCCGTTGCAGGCGGCAGAGGGCTCGGTTGCGATGAAAGCTACTTCGGCGTAGGCCTCAAGGTGCGGTGGGACGGGACGGTGATCGAGGTAGCTCCCGGCGGGCCCGCTGAGAAGGCAGGGATCGTTGTCGGCGACGTAATACACAAGCCTTGGTACGACGAGTACGAGGGTGGGCTGTACGTCGTGCGTGTAGTCCGTGGAAACGAAACGGTGCGTTTCAAAATGAAGCGCGAACGAATCTGTTTGGTGGCGAATGGACGGGCCGGGTGAACGTGTGACACTTGACACCGCCGACGTCGTAGGGCGCGGTGCGAAGGACTACCGGTTCTACGCGTACGTTTTCCAGCGTGTGCTTTCGAAGAACGGCGAGCTTGTGCCGTTCAAGCTCAACCGGGCCCAGTTGCACGTCCACGAGTTGATCGAGCGTCAACTGAAAGAAAAGGGGTGGGTCCGCGCGATCATCCTGAAGGGTCGGCAGCAGGGCATCTCGACTTACATTCAAGGCCGACTCAACTGGCGGTTGAAGCACCGCGCGGGGGCCAAAGCGTACGTCGTAGCTCACGAGCAGCGGGCGAGCGACAACCTGTACGCGATGGCGATCAGGTTCCACGAGCACACGCCGCCGGAGTTTCGTCCGTCGACTGGTGCTGCGAACGCGAAGGAGCTTTGGTTCGATTTGCTCGACAGTCGGTATGAAGTGGCGACTGCGGGAACTCGAGAGACTGGGCGGTCGGGGACGGCGCAGTACCTGCACGCGTCAGAGTACGCGTACTGGCCGACGCCAGAAGCGCACTGGGCTGGCCTCGGGCAGACGGTGCCGCTGTTGCCGAATACCGAAGTGATCGTCGAGTCGACTGCGAACGGCGTGAACAATGATTTCTATCGCAGGTGGAAGGCGGCGATCAACGGGACGAGCGACTACTTGCCGATCTTTATCCCGTGGTTCTGGCAGACGGAGTACACGCTCCCGGTGCCGGACGGTTGGACGCGGACGCCAGAGGAGGACCAGCTTATCGAGGTCTACGGCGACAAGGGGCTCACTGACGAGCACCTAGTCTGGCGCAGATGGAAAATCGCCAACGACTTCGACGGCGACGTCAACAGGTTCCATTCCGAATACCCGTGCAACTGGCAGGAAGCTTTCGTCTCGGATGTTCGAGATTCGTTCATTCCGGGAAGCTTGGTCGTGCGTGCGCAGGCGATGCAATCCGTCGTGCCGTCGGGCCCGATGGTCGTAGGCGTAGACCCTGCGCGGTACGGTGACGACCGGACTGCAATCGTGGTCCGTCAAGGCCGCAAGGTCAGGGCGGTCAAGACGTACTCGAAGCGGGGGACGATGGAAGTTGCTGGCATCGTGGCCCGGTTCATCGAGGCGCACAATCCTGACGCCGTATTTATCGACGTGATCGGCATCGGCTCAGGCGTGTACGACCGGTTGTGCGAACTCGGGTACGGCGCACAAGATGACGAGTCCAAGAACGTTGTGTTCGCGGTGAACGCCGCGGAGACTGCAATCGAGAACGACAAGTACGTCAACCGCCGCGCAGAAATGTGGGGCGAGATGAAACGTTGGCTCGAAGAGTTCCCGTGCTCGCTGCCGCAGTCGGACGAAATCCTCGCAGACCTGACTGCGCCCGGGTACACGTACGACAGTTCTGGGCGCCTGAGGATCGAGTCGAAGGAGAGTATGAGGAAGCGTGACGAGAAGTCTCCCGACATCGCAGACGCGCTTGCGCTGACGTTCGCGGAGCCGGTGCGAAGGAAAGAAAAGAGCGGCCCAGTTGTTGCCGCGTTCAGACCGTTCGACGAGGTTGTTGGCTACTGATGCAGACTGAAAACTATTCGAGTGAGACCGAGAACCTTGAACGCCTAGAGGCGTTCGGCGTCGCGGTCCAGAAAATGATCGACGAAGCAATCAGTGCGCGCGACGCAAGCGGCATCGAGTCGCGGTGGATCGAAGACCTGCGACAGTACTACGGCTCAGAACTCACGCAGCACTCGTACAAGTCGATGACGCAGGTGGCGCAGGAGGGTGCGGCCGATGCGGTCGTCTCGGGTGAGCGGACTACGCGCAGCAAAATATCGGTCAACATCACGCGTCCAAAAACTAACGCTGCGATCTCGCGTATCTCGGAGATGATGCTGCCGACGGACGACAAGAACTTCGCCATCCGCCCGACTCCGAACCCTGACCTTTCTGCAGACCTGCTCAAGGGGCGCGACACGGTATTGACCGCTGGCGGCCAACCGATCATGAAACCTGACGGCACCGAACTGACCGCTGCTGACGCTGCGAAGCACGCCATCGAGGAGGCGGCGGAGCGTGCGAAGCGGATGGAGAGGGAGATCGAGGACCAACTCGTTGAGTGCAACTACAACGCCGAGTTCAGGAAGGGCATCTGGGACTTCTGCGTCCTCGGGACGATGATCTTGCGTGGGCCGTTCGTGAAGCGGTACATCAGCAAACGGTGGACGAAGCTTCCGAACGGTTGGGCGCTCCAGATCGAGGAGAAGTACGCACCAGCGGTTGTACGCGTGAGCCCGTGGAACTTCTACCCAGACCCTGCTGCAGGTGGCGACATCGAGAAGGCACGGTACGTCGTCGAAGTCGAGGAGTTCAACGCGAAGACTCTCCGCGAGTTGCGCGGCCAGCACGGTTACATCACGAGCCAGATCAACGAGTGCCTGAACGAGGGGCCCAAGGCTTCCAAGGGTGGAAGGAGCCGCAGGGTGGGGGTCGACAGGATCGTGCCGGGCGAGTATGTGACGCCGGATGACGCGGTCTTCGACGTGTACATCGTCCACGGTGAATTCACTCGTGGCGACCTTGAGGCTGCCGGTGTAGAAGGGTGCGAGTGCGAGAGCGACGAGGAGCGTCAGGACGCCGTCAGCGGGTGCGTCTTCATCTGCAACGGGCGACCGATCAAGGCGTACCTGAACCCGCTTGACTCTGGTGAGCTTCCGTACTCGGTGGCGCAGTACGAGCGGATCGAGGGGCAGATGTTCGGTGTCGGCGTCCCATACATCCTGCGGAACCCGTCGAAGGTGGTGACCGCAGGGTGGCGGATGATGATGGACAACGCTGCACTGTCATCCGGCGGGCAGATCGTCATCAACCGGAAGCTGATCGAGCCTGCGGACAAGTCTTGGGCGCTCACTGGGTCCAAGATCTGGTTCTCGAAAGACGGAGCGGTCGACGTCGGGCACGCGTTCAAGACGTACCAGTTCGACACGCGGCAGAACGAGATTCAGGCGATCATCGAGCGTGCGATAAGGTTCGCCGAAGACGAGTCGAGCATCCCGTCGCTTCTGGAGGGGAATCAGGGTGGCGCGCCAGATCAGGTCGGGTCGATGACGCTGCTGTACAACAACGCCAACACGGTCCTCCGCAGACTAGTGAAGACCATCGACGACTGCATCACCGACACGATGATCTCGCGGTTCTACGACTGGAACATGCAGTACAACGAGGACGACTCGATCAAGGGCGACTTCCAGATCGACGCGCGAGGTTCGTCTGCGCTCATCCAGCGCGACACGCAGAAGCAGATGCTGCTGCAGATCGCAACGTACGTACTACATCCTGTCCTTGCCAAGTTCCACAGGAACGAGGGTTACGACTGGCTCAAGTCGGTCTACGAGATGAACCAGATCGACGCGAAGAGCATCCTTGTTGGCGAAGATGAGGCGACCCGCATCATCCAGCAGATGCAGCAGCAGCCGCCGCCGCAGGATCCGAAGGTTGCCGTCGCCCAGATCAAGGCGCAGCTTGATAGCGCCAAGCTGCAGGCGTCGATGCAGGATGCGGAGCGTGAGCGTCAGGCTGACATGCAGAAGATGAACCTGCAGTACGAACTTGAGGTGATCAAGTATGCGAACGAGAACAAGATGAAGCTTGAGGACGTGAAGGCGAAGATGACGGAACTTCTTCTGCAGCAGCGGCACGAAGAGCGTATGCAGCAGAGGGAGCTTGACATCAAGGCCCGAATGGGGTCAGGCATCTGAGGGAGAAGTAGATGGCAACGATTTCTGCGACGGTGAG